CTCGGCACTATCAGCCAACTTTACATAATACTCCTTAGGAGGAATACGGAAGTTAAGTATTGTAGACTGCCACACTTGCGCAAACTGCACGTTCTCTCGCGAACAGACTGCAGATAAGCGCTCCGAATTTGCCATAGAATCCAACGTCGTGTCTGAAGGATCAGGCACGTACAAATATGCCAAAGATCCGCTACTTGACGCAGCACAATTAGCATTGACAGTCAGCTGGAACCCATGGTATCGCACTTTTTCATAAAGCTGACCCATAGCACGCGAACGTGACCCTTGCGGGCCAATGGAGATAGCATACTTCATCACGATACTACCAGGCTCAATGAGTTCACCCGTTGTCAAAGTCAAGCCCTTCTCATCCGTAGCTTGAACGACATGTCGATGCGGTATAACTCGTTGACGTCCTTGCAGATCATAATGCACTGTGAACATTGAAGAGCCAAGACCCAAAAACCCCAATATACTTGAGGCAACAGAATCAACTTTCTCCACAGCATTCCCAATGATAGGTATCTTCTCAGCAAAGTTGGCAGCTTTAGACACAAGAGAACCAAGCGCAGATGAACTGGACGGTCCTCGTGCCGCAGCAGCAACACGTTTTGCTTTGGGTTGTACTCCCGGAACTCCACCACGGGCAGTAACTTTCTTCTTTTGTTTATTCGCACGCTTCATTATCTCAATTTTATGCGGTTGACTCTTACTTCGAAAGCCGCATTCTTTTTGACCATACAGAAAACGTTCTTTTGAGTAAGCCCTGGATAACAATGTAGCATACCATGTTTTCATTGTCAATTGGTCATCCTCCCAATTTTGCAACAAATGTAAGTTGCGGCGATAAAACTGTTGGACAGCTATACACATACGCCACAAAACGTCATTGAAGGCACATTCAGCGAGGAGACTATTAACTTTGACGGCAGACAATAAGGCATCATACCCAGGAGTACTCATTAACAAATGGGCCGTGAAACGAACAGGCTTAGGCACAGGGACAAGAATAGGACCTGCGACAGTCTGAACAACCTTGATCAACTTTGAAACAAACTCCATACCCTCCAACGTATCACTAACGCACTCAACCTTGGGAACAATCCCCCACTCATGCATAACGTTCATCACGGAGAACTCATCAAACAAACTGCGGGTATCAGAAACACCACAGAAGTTGTCGTCACCGATAACTACTAGACTAACATTAGCGAAGAAATCGACCAAAGTATCTGACGGATAGACACGAAAATAGGCTTCGAAGTATAACATTATCAAGATCAGAGAATTGTCAACTGACGTATTTGGCGACCCAGAAGGGTTACCTTGCCTCTTTTGAACCAAGTGACCCGTGTCCGTGACTATAACAGTCTGAACAACCTCACGAAGTAAACGGCTTAAGTGTACATCACTGCACGGTACATCGAGTAATGAGTTTCGAATATCATATAAAGCAGCCATTAAAAATGCTGATATAGTGGAATCATAATTGGTCTCATCAAGAGAGAAAAAGTGTTTCTTACCTCTAAACGGAGAAAACAGATTATGCCATCCTCTATCATAGGAGCTAACTCCTAAATATGTAGGAAACGCAAACTGTCTTGATAACTCAACAATCCGCTTATTCAATACTCCACCAAACTGTAAGAGGCGAATCTGGAC